GAAAGTATGCGATATAGCCAGCTAAAATTGTATGAGAAAGGTGGGCTAATCAGCGACTTGAGATTGCAAGTTCCGTATGAGCTGATCCCGAAGCTGGTGATAAATGGCAAGACAGAGAGAGCCATCAAGTACATCGCAGACTTTGTTTACTTTGACACAGTACATAAGGTAGAGATTTGCGAGGATGTAAAAGGAATGTTGACGGATATTTTCAAGCTGAAATACAGGCTAATGAAATTGATTCATGGTATTGACATCAAGATCACATAGGAGTATATTAACGATAAATCGCTTGGAGGCGATACTGAGTAAGCCTTGCTGGTACTCACCAGTCCTCCAACATCCCCAAAAAGGATGAGAGTGTTGTCTAGGGCTTTTTTTTGGAGTTTTAACATGGCTGAACGTAGAATGTTTGCAAAGACCATCATTGATAGCGATGCGTTTTTAGATATGCCCTTATCAACACAGGCTCTTTATTTTCATCTCTCAATGAGGGCTGACGATGATGGTTTCATTAATAACACTAAGAAGATTCAAAGGATGCTGGGTTGCGCTGATGATGATCTAAAGATACTACTATCCAAGAATTTCATTATTCCATTTGAAACTGGTGTGTGCGTTATTAAGCATTGGAAGATACATAACCTGATCCAAAAGGATAGATACAAACCTAGCGTATATGGCGAAGAGAAGGAAAAGTTATCTATTAAAAACAACAATGTTTACACTCTGGATACAGGTTGTGTACAGGATGTATCCAGTTTGGAATCACAGGTTAGTATAGGTAAGGCTAGTTTAGTCAAGGATAGAAAACCCTCTCGTGCTGTCGCACTCGTGAATGAGTATGTAGATGATGGATTTAATCAATTTTACGAAGCGTACCCAAAGAAAGTAGGAAGGGATGCAGCACTAAAGGCCTGGGAAAAGGTTAAGCCACCTATTGACGATGTTATCTACGCACTAGCATGGCAGAAGCAATCTGAGCAATGGCATAAGAACAATGGTCAATTTATACCTAACCCATCTACCTACTTGAATCAAGGTCGCTGGAAAGATGAAGCACCTGTAGAGGAGTTATGGTGATGCAAGTTATTCCAATAAAAAACGAAGAAACATATTCATGGCTTCTTGAAAAGCATTATGCAAAAAGAATTCCACAAATTATGTTTGCTTATGGGTTATATGTAAATAATCAACTAAAGGGAATTGTTACTTATGGAATACCAGCTTCACCGTCTTTATGTATGGGAATTTGTGGCAAAGAATATTCAGATAAAGTTTTGGAATTAAATCGGTTGTGTTTGGCTGACAATAATAAAAATGAATCAAGTTTTTTGGTTGCTAATTCAATTAAATTACTACCAAAACCAACAATTATTGTTAGTTATGCAGACACGGCACAAGGTCATGTTGGATATGTTTATCAATCAACAAATTTTATTTATACTGGTCTTTCTGCAAATAGAGTTGACTGGACTGTTAAAGGTTTAGAACATAAGCATAGCAAAACAATTTCTGATGGCATGACATTGGAAAGCATAAAAGAAAAATATGGGGATGATTTTTATTACACCGAAAGAAGTAGAAAGCATCGTTATATATTTTTTCATGGTTCAAAAATGGATAAAAAAATAATGCGTAACAAATTAAAATATGAAGTTGAACCATATCCGAAAGGGAATAGTGAAAAATATGATTCGGGTGACAATGTTAAAACCCAATCACTATTATTTATTTAGGAATAAAAATGATTGATATTGAAAAGGCACAATTTAAAGCCATGATGAAGGCATTAACACAATTGTTTAACAAACCTGACTTGGACATTGAGTTACTGCGTATCTGGTGGCACAAACTTAATCGCTTTGAGTTTCGTGTTGTCAGCAAGTCATTTGATAGCTGGGTGGACAATAACAAGCGTATGCCAACACCTGCTGACATACTGGAGTTATGCAAAGCACAAGAGAACAAAAACATCCCTGTAGGCATTGGAAGAAAGATAACACCAGAGGTGAAGGCAGAAAACCAAGCAAGGCTGCAAAAGATGATGTCCGACTTAGGATGGAGTAAAAGAATATGATTGCTATTCTATTTGCTAGAGATGACAGCCGTTACAAAGAGCTTGGGGGGGGTACGATGTGTATGACATCCATCGTGATGCTAGGAACTACTGTAAAAGTTATCCTGTTATAGCGCACCCACCTTGTCGTGCTTGGGGTATGTTGTCGCACATGGCTAACCCACGGCCTGATGAGAAGCAGCTTGCTTACTTTGCATTGGCCCAAGTCAGATTGAATGGTGGAATATTAGAGCATCCTGCTGGCTCACGTTTATGGAAAGAAGCACCATTACCATTGGCAGATGAGTTCTCAGATGAGTTTGGTGGATTTACAATTGAAGTAGACCAGTTTGATTTTGGTCATGTGGCGCACAAGCAAACAAAACTTTATATTTGCGGAATTGATAGAAAAGACTTGCCACCATTGCCACCTAAAAATACAGCGATAACTGATAGAAGTATTTGCGGTAACGTAAAAGGTACTAAACGCTGCACACAGTATCAGCGAGAATACAGCCCAGATAAGTTAATAGAGTGGATGTCTGAAGTTTGCAACATGGTGTACAGAACGTAGATTAGTGTGCTATTATGTATTGCATCAACAAGGAGAATGAGATGAGCAAATATCTAGTATTACTTTTAGCTTCATGTAGTACACAAGCGTATGCAGATAAGCTAGTGGACTTCAGTAAGATAATCCCACCACAGCCACAGGTTATTTACGTTGCGCCTGTACAGGTATTCATACCACCTACACCATTGACACCATCAACGTATGAAGCACCAAACAGCACATGGCAACCGATAGTCACACCAACACCAACAATTGATTTAAGGGCAGACAATGAATGAAATTAGACGTGGTCGCAAACCATTACCAGATCACATGAAGGCAATCACTACATCGCTAAGATTGCGCCCAGATCGCCTACTTGTGTTTAAGCAACTAGGTGGTACTAAGTGGCTCAATGCAGTAATAGATGAGGAACTGTACTTCAACACAATGTTTGAGGATGTCATATATCATGAAGTGGGAAAAGGGTGATAAGTATTACATTAAAAGCAAGGTGGGGGATTTATCATTTACCATAAGTAAATCAATGATATACGATAAAGTTATTTACGAACTGTGGAATGGTAACAAATGGTTATATAAATCGGAGAATGTAGAAGATGCAAAACGTAAAGCCGTTCAATATCACCAAGAGCAATCTACCAGTATTGGTAGCAAGGCTTAATGACTTGGTAGAGCAAGGTAACAACTGGCAGGTAATTGTTAAAGAGAAGGATAGTGATCGCAGCCTAGAGCAAAATGCTAGACTATGGGAACTGTACACCAGCGTAGGCAACTACTTGGGATACACAGCACAAGATGTACACGATCTGATGGGATACAAGTTCCTGCTGATTGAGAAGAACGTAGGCAGGGATAAGATTACAAAGGTGCAGTCAACTACCAAGCTATCGGTTAAGGACATGGCTGCTTATCAAGAGAAGATAGAAGCATGGGCAAGTAACTTAGGATGGAGTTGGTAATGAGCTGGAACTATAGAGTAATGCAGTTTGAGGATGAGATTGGGGAAACGTACTATGAGATCAAAGAAGTTTACTATAATCGTGATGGTACACTTATGGGTTATTGTGACGCTAACGTTAGTGGTGGCTCTTTTGGTGACATTATTCACACCCTAGATGCAATGCGTACAGACGCACACAAGTCTGTGCTAAAGCCTAGTGACTTTAAAGGTGAATATGTAAGTGAATAGATAGAATTGTGTCTAAAGCCCGTAGATACAGCGTTTGTGGCTATAATTGTAGCGATTATGAATAGATAGGAAACTAATGTTAGTAACGATTAAGGACTACATACTGTGCTACTCACCAGCTTACTTCATTGGTGTGGCAAATGGATTGCTGTTAGCGTGGGCATTAATGCCAAGTAGAGCGAGAAGGAAGGGATGACAAAGGATGAGCGAAAACATTAT